ACTTGACTTCAAATGTTCCTTTTTTTGCAAGATAATCTGCTGGACCTTCTTCAACATGATCCATTGCACCACATTCTCCGCAATGTTCTTGTATTCTGTTACGAAAATCTTTGAGTGTTCTCATATTCTCATCCATTTCTGGTTTTAGATTTATTTTGTCCTTTTTCTTGGACTTTTTTGTTTCCAATGGTTCTAATTCTTCACCCATTGCCATTTTCGTGGCGGTTGCATACATAACCTCTTTTGCTTTATCACCATATCTTTTGACGAACTCAGGCATTTTCTTCTTGAGTTTCATCACGATTTCTTCTCGTTTCTTCATCTCATTGTCAGTCATCTCTCGTTCAACGACAAACTCTTCATTTGCCATTCTCTTGACTTTGGTCTTGAGATACTGAAGTGTTCTTTTTGCAACTTCGTCAGCAGTTTTACCTTCAAACTCTTTTCGTTGAAACCAATCTACTCTGTCTGACTTTCTGTCTTTTGCAGTTGCAGCTTCGTTGATGTAAACAATCATCTCAAACTTACGATAAGTTTTTGTATCAACGCCAGGTTCTGAAAATTTTGGATCTGCACCAATCTTTCCCATGCCTGGGTCAAACATTCTCTCACGATATTCGATCATCAACTTAGGTGCAGAATCGCCAGGAAATGTTATTCCCATTCCAGGCACCTTTGTCTTTTCAATCTTGTAATTTGACAACTTCACGCCAGGAATCATTTTCTGCAATCCACTTGCGAGTGACCTTGGAAACTTTTTCATGTCTTTGACGATGTTATAATCAGGCATACTATAGTCACCAGATTTACCTCCACCTTTTACGTATCTTCTCTTAGCATCTTTCTGGTCAATCTCTCTCTGTTTCTTCATCGCTCGGTCAAAGGTCTTCTTGAAACCTTTCATTTGTTTCTCACCCTCTTTACCAGTTCCAGGCTCAATCTTGGTAATCTTACCACCACCTTTCTTAAACCTGTCTATTGCAGCTTGATTGGGAGAAGGTGCTTCTGTAAGTTCTACCTCTTCCTTCTTCATTTTGTCAAGATGTTTTTTGATTCTCTTTGACTGTCCCATATGCATCTTAGATGCACCCGCTAACTCTTTTGAAATTTTTTCTAAATCCTCATCTTCTTGAACACTCTCCATGTACATATTAAGTTCAAATCTTTTATTGTCCAAATTTGTAACCTGAACATGAAGATTCTGTTTCTTATTGGTTCCCAAAATGTAACGATTAGTTTTACCCTTTGATGGTTTTCTAGGCCCAGTTGCGACCTTGTTATCAATCTCGTCTGGATCTACTATAAAACCTCTTTTCCTTGCAATATCATACGAGTGTTGCATTGCACCTGAAAATGTCTTATGATACAGTTCGTAACCACTAGTTTTCAAATACGCACCTTCAGTTACTTCTTCCTTCATCGTCTTCTTGATGTAATTGTCAACAGAAGGTGAAAGTCCTTTGAACGCAAGAAGAATCTCATCTCCAACAATTCCTGCCATCATTGAGAGAACTTTGTCTCTTGGGTCTGTGTCACTTGGAATATCACTCTTGTCTGGCAACATTCCCTTCTTTGCGATTGCTGCAACTTTCATAAAATCGTCTTTGTCAATTCCACCACTCTTCTTCGCATACTTCTCTAACTCAACTCCAAACTTCTTGACGTTCTTGAAAAGTTCTGGTGTAAGACGAATACCTCTCGCTTCTTCAACTTCCTCTTTCTTCATTGCTTTAGAAATCGCTTTTCTTTTCTTATGAAGATACTCATCTGAACTATCTACATCTCCGTCATTGTCAATGTCTTTGTCTTTGCGGTCTTTGAACTTCTTTTTGACTGCAACTTTGTTCACAGGGTCAAGAGCTTCGTCTGTCTGCCCAGGAGTCATCTCTTTATATTCTTGAGTTAATTCGTCTGTTCCTTCTTCTTTGGGTTTTCTTGTTTGTTTCAACCCTTCTCTAATGGAACGAATAAAAGCGGTATCAATCATTTTGAATCCTTATACCTTTTGGTAAGCCTCTTGAGTTGTTCTTTTCTGCGCTCTAAATCACGATTTTCTCTATCGTCAATGCGCTCGTCTATGTATTGTTGAAAAGTTTTCATATTAATATTTATAAATTATCTATACCCGATTTTGCGTAATTCTTTGATGGTATTTCCAGCAGATGTGTGAACGATACCCAAACCTCCCGCCCTTTTAAACGCATCAATGTTTTTTGCATGATCATCTATCAGTAAATTAGGTCTTCCATCTTTACCATCCTTTGCAAAGTTTGCTTTGTTTTTACGCATGACTGCATAAATCCTTGCATTATTCACACCAAAATGTTTCTTCATCCATCGTTTCTTATCTTCTGCTGCACGTTCTGAGATTGGTCCACGACCTTCTCTGGGAATAGCAGTCAGGATATTTGGATTATATCTTCCAATAAACCTCCACAATTGTTTTGCATCAGGCATTGGTGGGAGTTGATAAAACATATCTGGTGGTAAGTCGTGCCAATTTTCATCAGTAAACTTCTGTCCCAGATGTTCTCTGGTAAACTTAACGAAATCAGCAAGAACACCATCCATGTCACAATAGATGGTTGGTGCATCAAACTCTACCAGATAATCCCTAAACTTTTTCATGTCTCCCTTGTAATGGAATAAACTTTTTCTATCTGTTTTTCTAAGATGGGTGTGCGATTCGGCCAGTAAATGTATTCCTTGTCTGGATTCTTCATCAACCCCTTTAGCATTGGAACGACTAGTGTTTCCAACTCCTTCAATCTGTTTGCAAACTTTTCGTTGAGTTCTCCTTTGCGTTCCTCAACTTCGTCAATGACCGCACGAATTGAATTGCTCTGTTCTCCTAATGCACTTGCAATTTGTGTTGACTCAATCTCTAAAATTTTGTCAACTTTTTCTTCTAAACGAGATATCTTATCTCCTGTCTCATCAAATAAACTTGTGTCATCTTTATCTCCAAGCGCTTGAATCAAACTTGAGATAGAGTCCATTTTTTTCTTCAACTCATCAAATTCTTCTGAAGAAACTGATGATGGTTGTTCTTCCGTTGTAACTTGGGTTTTTTGAAACTCTTCGGTAGATACAGCACTAAACCCGAAATCAAAATCATCTGACATATTATACCTTTAACTTTTGATTACTTGTCTTGAAATCTTTTTTTCTCATCACTGTTTTTGCGACCATATCCAACATACCATCACGATCACGTTGTAATACAAAAGGCATATTGACATCAGTTTCCATATCATGGATTACCGCTTGTGCATCTGGACCCATTTTTGGAATCTTCTTACCATGTTTTTTATACGTGAGCCTAAAAAGACGTATAAGTTCTGCCGTATTAATTGGTTTCTTGTTTCGCTCATCATTAACCCTATCCAGAAAATGACGAGTAAACTCAACATCAATACCAACAGCAGCGAATAACTTGTCTGCATATCTCTCTATCTGGTCAAGGTCTGAACGAGAAACATCTTCTGAGATTTTTCGTATTTCCAATTCTTTTGCGAACAATATGTCGCCCCATTCTTCTTCCGTGAATGATTCTGTCTCTATGTAATCCTTGAACTTTTTCATTTCTTGTTTCTTTTCTTTGTGATTTCTTTCATCTTATTAATGTATGCACGATACACCGCTGCAGCACCTTTCTTTCCCATCACTCTTGCTCGTTGTTCCATTGCGATTGCAGCCTGTATTTTGTGTGCGTGTTTCTTCCCACTGTTCTCAATCTTTCTCACACTTGCTTCTGCATCCTTGACAGTTGCAAACTTTAAACCATGTATTGTTCCCTTCGGATTTTCGTCTGTGTAAAGGTCAGAGTGTTTGTCACTACCTGCTGGTTGTCCCTTCTTTCTGGGAATCCTTGGTGCCTCTGAAAACTGTTTAAATGTTTGCAACCGAATCTCCTACCTTGCCCGTCTTATTTGCAATCGATACATGAAACACTCTCTTCGGGTCTGGGTTTAATTGTAACAAATCTGTAACATAGTCCTTGAGTTGTCTCTGTTGTTTGACTTTCATATACCAAGAAACCTTACCAGATGATTCTACCTTTTTTGGTTCTTCAAACTCCAATTGAAAATTTGGATCATCGAACTTTACATCCTTGAATTTTGAACTTATCTTTTTCCACCCAGCTCCTCCTGCAAGTGTAACGTGTAACTTGTCATCTCCTATCGGTTTCATATCGGGATTTTTTTTAATCAACTTATGTCTGACTGATCTAATATACTTGACTTCTCTAGGACTAGGATAATATTTTAAAATACTTTCTACCTCTACCTGTTCCTTTAAAAAATTTTTGAAACCTAACACTACTGTCCACCTCTGATTTCGGTCAAATATTTGTGGTCCACATCCGATATGAACTCTTTAATGTATCCTTGTAACTCAGTCGCTTCTTCATCATCTTTTATTTGATTGATTTTACCTTTTATTGAAATCAAACTATCTTCTATTTTCTTACACTCTTCATATGTTATCATTACTTGTGACTCTAAATCCACATGACAAGCAAATAATTCATCCTCTTTTCTCTCTGCCTTACTTGAACACCAGTAAGTGTAAAATGGAGAATGTGACCATCGTGAATAACTCATTTAGCATTCCTCAATTTGATTTTAGTTACTAGTTCTTCTGTCATTCTCATCTGCTCAAGTTTCCTTGCAATCCTAGTAGATTTTGAATTTTCCTCCCTACGTTTTTCGTTTGCGTATGCAGTTTCATACTCTTTCCATAAAACATCACTGTGATTTCTATATAACTCATCTTCGTGTTCCCATTCTAATCTCAGTATTCTTCTCAAATCCTCATAAGCGTAGTATTCAATCAATACCTCATGTGCTGGTCTGTATTTCTCATATACTGTTTCCATGTGTTATCATGCAGGACCACCATACTTTTTTGATTTGACTTTTTTACCTTCGTATTTTCCACCTGTCCTTGCAACCTTTCCTTTAGCTTTACAAGATGCTTTGCAAGAAAAACCTTTTGGGTTTTTGCAGTCACAATGACTCATATCCT